AAGTGTTCCTACAACACCAATTACAAATGATGGCAACACCCAACTGCTCCTGAACTTCACCAACGCAGCCATCATCGACAACACCGCCAAAAACGTATTGGAAACGGTGGCAGACGCGCAGATCAGCACCACGCAGTCAAAGTTTGGTGGGGCTTCACTGGCGTTTGATGGCAGCGGGGATTGGCTTGCAGGGCCGCCGACACCGCAAACAGACTTGGGTTCGGGCGACTTTACGATTGAGGCTTGGCTCTACCGCACGGCATCAGGAGCAGCGTCCGACTCAGGCATTGTGTCGCGTGGCGCACCTACCACCCTGAACGGGTTTGTGTTTGGGTACACATCAGCCAATGTGTTGGTGTTCAGCTTTAATTATTCGGGCGCAATCGTTACGGGGGTAACAGTCATCCCTGCAAATACATGGACTCATGTGGCGGTTTCTCGGAATGGCAATACATTCCGCTTGTTTGTGAATGGGGTGCTAGACGCAACGGCAACAAGCACGAATTCTCAAACGACAAACGCAGGTGATATTTTTTATGTCGGACGCTCCGGGTACGATTCTGGTCGAATTGTGACGGGTTACTTGGATGATGTCCGCATCACTAAAGGCATTGCCCGATACACCAGCAACTTCACGCCACAAACATCTCAATGGCAGGATCAATGATGCTTTACTCCAAAAACGGATCAATACCCAAGCCGCAAACGGATGGCACGGATGGTTGGATTGAAGTGCCTGAGCCACCCACGGCAGCAGACGGTCAGGAAGTTGTTTGGTGGTTTCCACCGGGGTGGGTTGTCCGCCCTGTAAAACCTGCGGATGAGGTTAGCTTTGTGTGGAACTGGTCTCAGTCCAGTGAGGCGTGGGTCAAGTCTGAAACGCCCGACCCAACTGCTGAACCCCTGCAAACCATCACGCTTGACGCTGGCACAGCAGGAATTTCCTTAAGTGTCTTTACTGCTGGCGAAACGATTATCTAGGAGGCTTTATGACCCTTAACCTACCCATCGACCTTGCCAATCAGATCATTGGCTACCTGGGCACCCGCCCGTATCAAGAAGTGTACCAACTGATTGACGGCATGCAAGAAGCCGCCAAGAGTGCTCCATTGCAGGAGGTTTCTCAAGACAGGATTAAAGAGGCTGCGTGATGAGTGATGACTTGGATAAGCGCTTGTCGGTGCATGAAGCGATTTGTGCCCAACGCTACGAGAACATCGAAAAGCGCCTCGGTGATGGAAGTCGACGCATGCGCCACATTGAGTGGTTGCTTTATATCACGATTGCAGCGGTCCTGCTTGGCCCAGGTGTTGCGGCCATGTTCGTTAAGAAGCTGCTTGGCATATGAACTGGAGTGACGTCCTCAAGGCGGTTATCCCGGTCATTGTGGCCTCGTTGGCTTGGCTGCTCGGGCAGGTTGCTGACTTCTCAACACGTTTGACCAAGATCGAAGGCGCTATGCCCGCCCTCATTACCAAAGAGGGTGTACCGACCGATAGCCCTATTAGTGCTGAGAAACGTGCTATGCAGAAAGAGCAGTTGATGCAGCATATCAACGAACTTCAAGTTAAGGTTCGCCTGCTTGAAGAACGTGAAAAGTTAGGGAAAAAATAATGCTAGACATTATTGGCGGCGGTTTGTTTGGTACGATCTTCGGGGGTTTGTTTCGGCTCGCGCCTGAAGTCTTAAAGTTCCTGGACCGCAAAAACGAGCGCAGCCATGAGCTGGCTATGTTTAATCGCCAGTGCGAACTTGAGCAGATTCGAGGCGAAATGAAGTTGGCTGAGATAGGAGCCGAGCGTGATAAAGCAATCGATACTGGTGTTATGGCTGCATTCGAAGCTGCCATCAACTCACAAACCGAGATGGCTAAAGCTGCCGGTGGCTGGGTGGCATCGCTCTCGGCCTCAGTGCGGCCAGTGGTGACTTATTGGATTCTTGCTATCTGGTCGGCGTCGCATGTCTGGTTTGCGGTCGTTGCGTCGCGTGAAGGTCTGCCCGTGCAGGAAGTCTTCAAGATGATCATGTCGCCTGACTTTGCCGCACTGGTAGCCGGTACGTTCAATTACTGGTTCCTTGACCGCACCTTGAAAGCTAGAGGATTAGCGTGAAGCTCGACCTTGCCGCTGAGCTATGCCGACGGTTTGAGGGTTTTTCAGCCCGGCCGTATCTCTGCCCGGCGGGGGTGTGGACTATCGGATACGGGTCGACTTACTATCAGAGCGGCGACCGAGTTACAAAGGATGACCCCCCGATTACTCGTGAATACGCCGAGCAGCTGTTGATGCATGAGTTGGTGCGCACTTACGCGCCGGGGGCGATTCGGGCCTGCCCGGTGCTGCTTACGTTGGCGATTCAGAAAAAAGATTGGGGAAAGTTAAACGCCGTAGTAGATTTTTGCTATAATTTAGGCGTAGGGCGTTTACAAACATCTACTTTGAGGCGTAAAATAAACGCGCAAGATTGGGAAGGCGCAAAAGAGCAGCTCATGCTCTGGGTGCGTGGGGGTGGGAAAGTGTTACGCGGCTTAGTCCTCAGACGTCAAGCCGAATGCAACCTGATGGGGTGAAGAAGCTATGAAAGAGGTATGGGAAAAACCACGGCCTAAGTCACTCGGTAAATCCAAGTCTCTGAGCCCAAATCAGAAGAAAGCCGCCAAAGCGTTCGCCAAACGCACCGGCACCAAATACCCTTCGCTTGTGGCTAACATGGCCGGCGCAAAGGCTAAGAGGAGCTGGTAATGCCCGCCTACGCCATGACCTATAACAACCTGGTACTAGACGTGCAGCAGTACCTGGAGCGCACCGACACGGCCACAGTCGATCGTATTCCGACGTTTATCGGTTTAGCTGAGCAGGTCATCGCTAGTCAGATGAAATTTCTTGGCAATCTGACCGTCCAAACCGCGCAGATGAACGTGGCCAACCCGGTCATTGACAAACCTGCCCGGTGGCACAAAACAGTCTCCATGAACATCACGGTAGCAGGCAAGCGCTATCCGGTCCTGCTGCGAAAGTACGAGTACCTTCGTGAATACTGGCCTGATCCCACGCAGACTGACATCCCCAAGTTCTATTGTGATTACGATTACACGCACTGGTTTGTGGCTCCAACGCCGGCTATTGCGTATAACTTTGAGGTGCTTTACTACGAGAGGGTTCAACCCTTAAGCACTGAAAACCAAACCAACTGGTTTACGGTTTACGCGCCTCAAGCCCTGCTTTATGGGACCCTGCTGCAGGCTATGCCATTCCTTAAAAACGATGAGCGCACTCCCGTGTGGCAAGCGCAGTATGACGCCATCATGCAAACCCTAATGGCCGAGGATAAGCTGCGGATCGCTGATCGCCAGGCCATCGCTGCGGACAGTTAATCATGAGCTATGTAAGCCCCTTTACTGGCGACGTTGTTCAGCCAACTGATGTTTCGTACATTGAGATTACGCTTGATGCCACGCTACAGTTGGTGTGGCCCATCAATGGCAACCTCAGCACGGAAACGCCAGCCGCACGCATCATGGATGTGGATGCTACGGCACCGAGCCTTGAGCTACGCATGCCGCCTGCCAGCCAGGTCTCGGTAGGCGAAGATGCGCTCATCCGTAATATCGGCACTGAAACCTTTACCGTTACCACTTATGACGGTGACAGCACGATCATTTCAATTGATCCTGGTATTGCCAAGTACATTTACCTGACTGATAACGGCGATGAGTTTGGCACTTGGGCCAACGTCGAATTTGGCGCGGGCACCTCTTCAGCAGATGCTGCAACCCTTGCAGGCGCAGGTCTTTTAGCCGTCGGAGCCACGCTCAATCAGAGTCATCCTGTCTCATCGATTACTGCAAGCCAAGCCTTTGTTAACGCGGACCGCGCCAAGACTTATGTGTGGACAGGCGGGGTTAATTCGGTCACCTTGCCACTTTCAAGCGCGGTTGGCAATAACTGGTTCTTCCTGATCAAAAACGCTGGCACGGGTACGTTGACGTTAAGTGGCTCAGGCGGTGAATTTATTGACGGCGCAACATCCAAAGCATTTGCTCCCAGTGAGTCGGCCATCATCGTTTGCACGGGCACGACGTTTGTCACGATCGGCTATGGTGTCAGCACGCAGTTTGAATATGGCGTACTGACTAAGACCGTTACAACGGGCACCTACACACTGACAGCCAGCGAAGCGGCTAACACTATTCAGATCTATAACGGCACCCTAACAGGTAACGTCACTGTTGTTGTGCCGCCCGTGGTTAACTTTTACGTCATCAGCAATCAGACCACGGCAGGCGGCTTCACGCTCACGATTGAGACAGGCGCTGTCGGCGCAAGCACGGCCACGGTCCCTGCGGGTGGCCAGGCATCGCTTATTTGCGATGGCACGAACCTACTGAATGCCAACACCACGCAGGCTGGCGGCACAGCCTTTAGCCTGGTTAACGGATCTGCGGGAAGCCCATCACTGAACTTTGGCTCTGAGACCAATACCGGCATTTACAGGCCTGGCGCTGGTAACTTTGGTATTTCAATCCTTGGCACGCAGCGGTTTAATTTAAGCGCAACAGGATTGACGATTACAGGTAATGTGCAAGTTACGGGTACGGGCAACTTTGAAAGTGGTATTAGCGGGGGCACCTTCTAATGACCAAAAAGGTCTTCGCGCTTGATACGCAGGCGGGAATTCAACGGGACGGAACACTTTTTGACAAGGAGTTCTATACCGATGGGCGCTGGGTACGTTTCCAAAAGTTTGGTGGCGATCGCTCACGGCCCAGAAAAATGGGTGGTTACCGTGAGATTGTTAATGGTCTAGCAGGACCGTCGCGTGGCGTGTTTGTAGTGGTCAGAAACCTCTACAACAACGTGTATAGCGGCTATAACGATGGCCTGCAGGTTGTTCCCATCGACAACAACGGTGCCGGTGGCGGTGTCGTGGACTATCAATTTGCCGGTCCAATTCTGGCCACAACGCTCATTGATGGCGGATCTGGCTATACCAGCGCAACTTATACCAATGTGCCACTGATTTACGATACTTTGAGCACGGGAAGCGGCACGGGCGCCAGAGCTACTGTTGTTGTTACTGGGGGTGTTGTCACCTCAGTCACGCTTACCAGCGGTGGCATCCGATTTTTGGAGGGTGCCTTCCTTACGATTGCAGCTTCAAACCTTGGCGGTGCTGGCTCAGGCGTATTGATCCAAATTGCAACGATTGATTCGCCCTTCATTGCATCGGACTTCAACTCCTGGCAGTTTGATACCTTTACTGACACGGTTAGCTATCAAACCAACCTGCTATTGGCACATCCTTCTCAGGATCTCGAGAGCATTGATGCCGAGGTCAATACCAGGCTTTTATGCGGTCCTTTGACGGGCACGACGTTATGGGCTGCAGGCCTGTTTGCGGTGGATAGTTGCACGGTTACCAGCGGCTCGGCCACTGTAACCCTGTCAGCACTTGATCCTAAGATTGCAGCCGGCCAGGTTGTTAAAGGCTATGGCATCCCTGCAGCAACAACGGTGGTATCTGTCGTCGGTACGACAGTTACATTGAGTGCTAACGCTACAGCCTCGAGCACAACGACACTGACATTTGACAATCAAGTGTCCATCTCAGGCGGTGTGGTGGCCTTGCACCCTTACGTCTTCGTTTATGGTAATGACGGTCTGATTTGGAACTGCTCAGCAGGTGATATTGATGATTGGGTCTCAGCAGACGCTAATCGGGTCAATGCGGCCACGGGCAAGATCTTGCAAGGCTTACCTGTCCGAGGTGGTTCCAACGCGCCTAGCGGCCTATTTTGGTCCTTGGATAGCCTTGTGCGCGTGTCTTATGCACCGCAAAGCTTAGGTGTGGCAGGCACGGCAAATTTTGCCGCTACCACTTACTGGCGTTATGACATCATCACAAGCCAATCATCGTTCTTGTCGTCATCAGGTGTGATTGAGTATGACGGCATTTACTTTTGGACGGGCGTTGATCGCTTCATGCTCTATAACGGCGTGACCAAAGAGATTCCCAATACATTTAACCAAAACTATTTCTTTGACAATCTGAATTACAACCAGCGTCAAAAAGTGTGGGCAACCAAGGTCCCACGCTTTGGTGAGGTGTGGTGGTTTTACCCTCGAGGCGATGCCACTGAATGCACGGATGCTGTGATTTATAACGTCCGTGACAATGTCTGGTATGACACCGGCGAGGCTTTGGGAGCACAGCGCTCTGCAGGCTACTTCTCACAAGTGTTTCGTTTCCCTGTGCAAGCCGGCTACCAGGTCAACACGGCCAATGCAATCAACGGTTTCACGATCTTTGATGCTGGCACGGGCTACGCTGACGACACCTACCAATACCAAACCCTCACAGGGGGCACTGGAACGGGCGCTACGGCCACGATCGTTGTCATTAATGGGTCAGTGGTCAGTGTCACGATCAATAACCGTGGCAGCGGCTATACAGTGAATGATGAGCTAACCGCAACCCTTGACGGTGTGGGTGCGGACTTTCAAATCACCGTGGACTCACTCATGCAGCAAGTCTCTTTGTGGGAGCATGAGATTGGCAAGGACGTTGTACAAGGTACTAATGTGCTGGCCATTGAGAGCTACTTTGTCACGTCAGATCTTGGTGTAATTGCTGGCGGTCCTTCAACCTTCTCACCTGTTGGTGAAAACAAGTGGACGCGCATTGAGCGGTTGGAACCCAACTTTATTCAGTCCGGTGACATGGAGCTTTACATCATCGGAAGACCGTACCCTGATCAGCCAGATCAGATCACAGGACCTTACACATTTGCGCCTGGCACAGGCAAAATTGACATGAAAGAGCAGCGCAGGATGCTGCGGTTAAAGTTCGTATCCAATGTGGCCGGTGGCGACTATCAGACGGGTAAGATCATTGTGGATGCTGATACCGGCGACGTGCGAGGCTACTCAACATGACCTTTGCCCTGGTTTATGATCCGCGGTATCACACCTTCGAGTCTTGGGCTGCGCTCATGTGCGAGGCTTATGCCGCACAAAACCTGCAGGTTCCCCTGGCTGATGTGGACTGGAAGTCTTGGGGTGCTGGCCTGAAAGCGATCGACATATTTGCCAATGAAGCAATCCCTGAGCCATACAATTTTAATGACTGGCAAGAGTGGGCTGCTGCCGTGGTTGGCGCCGTGAACTCGAGGGTAATCTGATGGCTTACACGCAAGATCAATACCTGAGCTTTGCAGAGCAACTGGCACCTTACCTGTCAGATCCAACACAGTTGATGCAGCAGGCTGGCAAGCTGGGCCTCGGCGTTGAAGATGTGGCCAAGGCAGCGCAAACTTTCAACCCCAATATTACAGCATCGCAAATCCAGGGCTACTTCCAGCCTGCTGGCATTAGCTATGAAGCGCCGTCAACCGCTTATCAATATGCAACGGGTGAAGGTGGCATCGGCTTAGATGCCATGAATGAGAACATCCGCAAGTTTTTTGGTGGCTCACCAACGGAAGAAGCCGCCCGTGCTGCGATGTCTGAGTATGGTGTATCTGAAGCTGATATTCGCAGGGCTACAGGCAAGTCACTTGCTGAATATTACCCTGGGGTATTGCCAACAAGCGGAGTGACTTCAAATGCTGGGGCACTGCCAACAAGTGACACTTACACTGAAGACCGTTATAACCCCAATGATCCCGCTTCATCACGCTACATAGCAGATCCTAATGCTGGTCGGTATGTATTTGATCCAGCCACTGGCAAACATACGTTGGTAACTGGAAAGCTAACTTCCCCAACTGATGATTTGTCAGGCGAAACCGAGCTAACAACAGGTGTAAAGCCAGGCGTTGATTTCAGAGCCGATACGACAGCGGCTGAGAACTTTCTCATGGCTGCGGACCCCAACATCCAGCAGGCATTTTTTAAGCCTGGCTCAAGCGACCGTTACAACGGCACATTTGTTGAGACCTTCAAAGTTGAGAACGGTAAGCTCACGCCCATTCAAGCTAACGCTCAAGACATAGCATCGGGCAATGTGTTGTTTTATGTGGGCGGTGCGCCAGGCGGTGACTACGCAGGCCAGAATCGCGTTGCTCAAGCCTACATGATGAAAGACGGGAAGTTAACACCCGTTGGCGAAGCTAAGTCTTACACCGTACCCAAAGAGACGCCATTTTTCAAAGAGTTTCTGATTGAAGGCGTCTTGCCAATGCTGCTTACAGCCGCTGGCGGATCGGGCTTTGCAGAAGCTTTAGGCGGTACGTTATCCGGTGGTGCTTTAACAGGCGCAAGTGCAGCCACATTGGGTAGTGGAGCACTGAATCTTGGCGCTCAATTGCTGCGCGGTGTTGATCCAATGGATGCGATCAAAACTACGGTATTGACTGGCGGCGTTAACGCGGCTGCCAACTCATTGGGAGCGCTATTGCCAGCCGAGTTTGCTGCAGCAGGCAAGAATATTCTGACGCAGCTCATTACCACAGGTAAGATCAATCCGGTGGCACTTGCCACGAGCGTGGGCATGAGCGCAGCCTCAGACGTTATTGCGGCTGAAACGGGCCTTGATAAGGCTACTGCTGGACGACTACTCAATGCAGGCTATCAAGCTGCGCAAGGCAACTTAACAGGTGCCACCACGTCGCTTTTGCAGTCCGGTGTATTAGGCTCATTAGCCCAAGGCTCAACCTCGGGTATGAGTCCGCAAGATCGTGCTGCATTTCTTGATGCCAACGCGTCACCACTTGGATTAAGTGCGCTCAGTCCGATCGCCGCTGAAGATGAGGAGATTGCACTGCTGCAACGGCAAAACGCTGCCAATCAAGCCCTGTCAGATTACCTAGGGCCAGGCAATGACTTAAGCCGTGAGGGTCTTGTTAGTCAATTGAAAAACCTTGGCTTCACGGCAGATCAAGCTGAAGGCTATGCAAAACAGGCAGATCAGCGGATCAATATGCAGCGCGTTGGCGCTGATGTGATGAGTCGCTACTCAAAGATTGATCCAGAGTTTGGTACGCCTCAACTTGATCGAGACACGGCTACACAAGAACTTGTGGCGGCTGGCTTCACATCAGATCGAGCCAATGAAATATTGAACGGTATTGATGCGCAAAATGCGATCAAGCTTGAAAACCGACTAAGCGTTCAGTCTGCATATCAAAGCTTCACGCAAGGCAAAGGCTCTGAAGACCAGCTACGCAGCGCTCTAACCTCTGCTGGCTATAACGATGCGCAGATTAACGAGCTTGTCACGCGTGGTCGCGGTGTTATCGCAGGTAGCCAGCTTACAGGCGGCGAACAAGCACAAGAGCGCGCATCACTACTACCCGACATCAGGGGCGAGATTGCAGGCAAGAGCAATTTCAATGAGGCCTACGCTTTAGCGCGGGATAAACTTGGCGCTGATGCCACGTTTACCTGGCAAGGTAAAACTTATAGCACTGCCACGGCAGCAGAAAGGCCTGACCTATCAGGTGCAACAAGCAAGCCATCCACTGAAGTCCCGTATATCGCACCCAACGGTATGCATAACCGCGCAGCCTTTATCCAGGCTGGTGGCGGTACAAGTGATGCGGACTATGCCAAGTACGTCAATGCCGTTAACGCGCTAATCAGCCAAGGAAAGTCAGGAAATCTTATTACGCCAGCATCGGTTAATAGCACCGGCAAAGAGATGCCATCGACCACAGGCCCGGTCACGATGGAAAAGCCCGCGGTGGACTCAGTGCTTGGCAGTGTTGCTGCGCAAGGCGTAGCAAGCTTCGGAGCCAACTCAATTGCTGGTGCATTAAGCGCACTAGGCTTTACAGATGCTGGTAGGACAGTGCTTGATAAGGCCAATCAAATTGCTGCTGCCGCCACTGCAGCAGAAGGCGCTGACATCACGCAAGGCAAGAAGGACATCAATGCGGCCATCCAAAAAGTTGGCGAGTCCTCTGGAATCAAAGACTTTGCTACCAATGTTGGCAACTTAGTATCAACAGCTTTTAATAATCCAAAAGCATTTGGCGCTACTGTTGGCAGTGAGGCTGTTGAAGAACTATTGCAACTTGCCACAGTTAAGTTCCCCGGCAGCTTCCTTGTCAAAGAGACCGTTGCCTCGGCCTTAGAAAATGGCGGTGCTGCTTACAACACGGAATATGAGTCACAGATTGCCAAAGGCGCTTCCAAGGAAGATGCGCATTTAGCCGCTCAGAAAGCTGCCGGCACGGCTGCTGGCGTCACCGTAGCCCTGGCAGGCGGTGCTGCTGGCTTAGGCAAGGTGGCCGGCAAAGTCTTTGGCAGCCAGGCTGATGAGGCAGCAAGTGGCGTATCTCAAGTTGGCAAGACCACGCTGAAAGAGTCAGCACAGGAAGTGCTCGAGGAAGGCAGCATTGCCGGGTCGATTGATTTGGCGTTGGGTAGGCCTGTCGATGCTGTAAACGCGCTTACTAACATGACGGGCGGTGCTTTGTATGGTGGCGTTACGGCAGGGTCCATGCAAGGCACGAAGCTTGATACGCTCGATCAGGCCGCATCAACATCGATTGGCTCAGGCGTTCAAGCCTCATTCAATGACACGCTCGCGCAAACTGGCGACATAGCCCAAGCCTCATCGGGTTCTGTTACGACTGCAATCAATAATGGCCTTGACCCTGGCGCAGCAGTTTCAACAGTCATTAGCACAGCCGCGCAATCTGGCGGTGATATGTCAGCCGTTATCAGTTCATCAATTGATACCGGCCTTTCAACTGCTTTAAGCAGTGGTGTGGACGCGTCTGAAGCAGTAAGCACTATAGTTTCAGGATCAATCACATCATCGCTTTCCAGTGGCGTTGATGTCACGACAGCCATTGATTCGACCGTTGGGTCTTCCGTTAAAACAGGCATTGCAAACGGTGCCGATGCCTCAAGTGTTATTGCATCCTCAGTAACCGCAGCCGTCTCGACAGCTACGCAAAGCGGTGCCAATTCGACGGCAGTTGTTGCAGGCTCAACGAGCACGGCAGTATCAACAGCAATTGCAAGCGGCGTTGATGCAAGCACTGCTATTAGCTCTGCTGTTGGTTCGGCCACCCAAGCAGGGGCTGATGCTTCAACTGCTTCAGCATCATCGATTACGGCTGCGATCGCTGCTGGCACGGATACCAACACGGCTATTGCGGCAGTCACGGGTGCAAACTCAAACATCACGGCAAATAGCACAACAAACAATAATGTCACATCCACAACCGCAACGGATGCGACAACGGGTGTAACGAGTCAGACTGTGGTTGACAGTACCAACAACGTATCAACGACTACCACGACTAATAACAACGTCACATCACAAGTAACGACGATTGGCAGCACGACCACTACGGTCACAAGCGATACAAGTACGGGCGTGACCACTCAAACGACGGTTGATGGCACTCGCTCAACAGATGTTACGGTTGACACCACCACAAACGTTACGACACAGGTGGTTACAGATACAACCACAAACACCAAAGTGACTGTAGAGTGGAAACCTGATGGGGAGGTCAGGTGTACTTTTAGGGACCGTGACGGTCAAGAAACTGTTTTTGATGATCTTGACGTTGGCGACCCTCCCAAAGTCGATATTGTCGCGCCTCTTGAGTCTGTTAAACCAGAAGTCAAACCCGAAACCCCGAAAGAAACCAAACCCAAGGTATCCCAATCCGGCAGCGGTTCCGCCATGATGATGCCCGCGATGGCAGGTGCGGCGGCTGCGGTTGACTGGTTAGGCCCGCAGTTTCTGAAGTCTAAAGAGCGCGGAGGTTATGTTGACCCGCTTGCCGAATTTCAGGCGCTGCAGCAACAAGCCGACCAACAGCAAACACTTAGTCAAATACAACCCGAACTAGCTAATGTTTTAACGGAGCGCGGTGCTATGCCCTATTACGCCTATGGCCAAGAGCCCTCGATTGATGAAGTTCTGGGCTTGCCCGATCAAGAATCTTCAAGCTATAATGAATCGGATTACGTTCCGGTGTTCAAATCAGGCGGAAAAGTATCCCCGTTGAACATTCAAATGATGTACGCCAAAGGTGGGCACGCTCGTGAAGACTTCCGCGACGGTAAGCATGTGGCTGGCCCCGGTGACGGGCAGTCGGATGATATTCCGGCGTGGCTCGCTGATGGGGAGTTCGTCTTTCCGGCGGATGTGGTCAGCGCCCTCGGAAACGGCTCAACCAAGGCCGGAACCGAAAAGCTCTACGAGATGATGCATGAGATCAGAGGTCGTGCTCGCTCGAAGCACCCGAAAGACCTGCCTCCGCCGGCGCACAAAAGCCCGCTTGATTACCTGAAGAAAGGCAAATAATATGGCCGGATTATTTGAAGGTTCTGCTCCAGACCCCGTTGAACTAACTAAGACCTCGGTCGCAAAAGCGCCGGAGTATCTCACCAACTACCTCACTTCGCTGTCTCAAGCGGGAATGGGCGCGTTAGGTACCGTAACCCCCGGTACCCCGGCCACTGACACAACGCCAGGCACCGCCCCGACGGTCAAGGCGTTTACCGGTAAAGAGCTGATCGCAGACCTTCCCGATTTTTATAAAACTCTCATGACTCCGAAGGCTGGCGCAAGCCTGCCGGGTCTTTCAGATCTGACACGTTATCAAGACGTTTTAGATCAGGCACTAACGTCAGGCAAGTCGGCTATGGAGGTCGGCGGTACGGACATTTCAAAGTTCTATGACCCTTATCAGAAACAAGTCATAGACGAAATGCAGAAGCAGTCTGACATCAACGTGCAGCGCAACGTGCTGCCCGCCCTCAAAGCGTTGGGAGTGAGCGGTATGGGTGGAGCGCTAGGTAGCTCCCGCACAGGTACGATTAGTGGTCAGGCACTGGCTGAAATTGCAGCTAACCTTCAAGCCCAGCAGACCGCTGCTCGGTCGAAAGGTTTTCAGACCGCGCTTGATGCTGCGCTCAAAGAGCAGGGGCAACAAGCCACCGCAACGAGTGCTCTCTCAGGTTTAGGTTCTCAGGAGCAGGCGGCCGCAACTTCAGGACTTAAGACGCTGAGTGACGTCGGAGCTGCTAAGTTGGCTTATGATCAGTCTCAATTAGAAGCACCGCTCAAGCGAGCCTTGAACGTGGCTGAAATCATGCGCGGTTACACCTACCCCACCAGCTCGACTGAAACCGCTGAAACGATTCCAACAACTTTCGCCCCCTCACCGTTGCAGCAGATCGCCGGACTTGGAACCTTGGTCGGAGCGGCGTTTCCGTCAGGTGGTCAAGGTATCGGTAACAAAATCATTAGTGGTGTTGAGAACATTTTTAGCGGTATAGGTAACAGCGGTTGGGGATCTCTAGGCTCTCTCAGTGGAGGGGGTACAGAAACTGGTCTGATGGGTGATCTTGGGACATAAATTATGACTACTTCCAAAGGCGCTTTGCCCGTTTCTTACTACACCGAGACGCCGGGTGAAAAGAAAAGTCTTGAAGATTTTTTACGCATTCAAGAAGAGCTTGAGACAGCCCTAACTAACCGGCAGCAGTTGTTTGACCCGGTGCTGCTCGCGATGGCACAAGGGTTCCTCGCCCCTACTAAGACGGGTAAGTTTGGCGAGGCACTCGGCAATGTGGCCGCTCAGGTCGCCCCCGCGCAGCAGGCCGAAGAAAAGCGCATGCTGGAAAACATTGCTATGCGTCGCGACCTCGCGGCGTCTAAGCTCGGCGCTCAGCAGGC